TGGGCAGGTAGATCGGGTAGTTGCCCAGCGTCAGGGTGAAGAGCGCCGGCAGCACGTCGTTGTTGACGATCCACACCGCCTTGGAAAACGAGCCCGGCGGCAGGCGCGAGATCATCTTGGCCAGGTTCTGCGGCTGCAGGGTCTGCGTGGCCTGACCCGTCTCTTTGGCTACCGTCACGGTGGTGGCGGCATTCATGCAGCCCACGGGAACGCCGGCACCTGAGCCAAACAGAATCGACTCGTTGGACTTCCAGCGGATGGAGGTCGCGATCTTGTCGGGCAGATAGCTCGACAGCGCGTTGGTATCGTCGAGCAGTTCGTCAGTGACGGGTACCAGCGCCATGAGTTTCTTCAGTCGCAGCGTGGCCAGACCCAGTACCGGCTTGGTGGCCACGGCCGTCGAGCCCTCGCCTTGCCAGTACGCCCGTATGCCATTGCTGCCCCAGGGCGTGGTCTCATCCTTGGGGAACGCCATGGTGTTGCCCGTGATCTCGACGTTGTCGGTCATCGGCAGCAGGGAGTCCTCGCCCAGCGACAGTTGAAAAATCTCTTGCGCAAACTGCGGCGGCACCAGAAAGCCCCCGTCCTGGGCTGAGCCCTCCGAGCCAAAGCTCGCGGGGGCGGCCGCACCTCGGTTGGAGCCAATCAGCAGGCGGTCATCAATGGAGGAGCCGGGGTTTTGCGCTTGGCGCACCGTCTTGAGGAATTCGCCCACGCTCTTGAAGCCGTGCTTGGGGTCGGCTTCGAGGTTGTCGCTGACGGTGATCCAGGGGCTGGGCGTAGGCGTGTTTGAGGCGGAGCCGACGGCGACATGCGCCACATGGGCGAGTTGCGCCTCTTCGGCGATGAGGGCCGCCTCTCGGTCAATGGCGGCGGAAACCGCTTCGATCTTGGACTTGAGGCCCTCGAAAGCGGTGGACTCTTCATCGGACAGGTCACGCTGCTCAGCAGCGGCTTGTTCGGTCAGGGCGCGGGCGTCCTTGACCAGGGTGGACTTGCGAGCTTGAAGTTCGCGCAGTTGTTTGCTCATGTTGAGTTCTCCAGAAATGAAAAAGCCGCCCAACACCTGGCGGTGCGGCGGCACGGATGGACAAGAAATGGGGTGCGACCAACGGGTCGCGTTGCCGGTCAAGCCGGCGGTCTAAGGTTGAACGGTGCGAACTCGACGGAGTCGCGCGGAAGGGTAAAGATTCGGAGGCGAAGCGCTAGAGCAATGCCAGCGCCGTTTGCGCCTGCTGCAGGCGGGAGGGCCGATTGGGTGCGGCCTGCCCATTGGGTGCGGCAGTCTTGGAGGCGCGGCGCATCCGCTTGAGCACCTCGTCGAAGGTGCCAATGCCGTCGACCATCTTCTGTTCAAGGGCGGCATCGGCCCCCAATACCCGGCCTTGGCCCATGCCTTCGCGCACCTGGGCAACAGATATCCCGCGGCCCTTGGCCACAGCCTTGACGAAGGCGCCGTAGTAGTCGTCCACACGCGACTGCATGAAGGCCTGCGCCTCGGCGTCCAGCGGCACATAGGGGTTGCCTTCGACCTTGTAGGTGCCTGCAGAGATCAGGGTGGTCTTGATCCCGGCCTCGTCCAGGGCTTTGCTGAAGTCCTGGTGGGCCTGCCACACCCCGATGGATCCAACCTCACCGCCCGGGGTGACGTAGAACTCGGAAGCGGCGCTGCCGATCCAGTAAGCGGCCGAGGCGGCCAGCGAGTTGGCGATGGCCACCACCGGCTTTTGCATGCGCGCAGCCTGTATCTCGTCGGCGAGTTCGGCCACGCCGTAGACACTGCCGCCGGGGCTGTCGATGTCGATCAGGATTTGGCTGACGGTATCGTCAGCCAGCATGGTGCGCAGGGCTGAGGCGAACTGCTGCGTACTGGTGCTGCCTGGCCCAGAGACGTCGTCGACCATGTTGCCGCGCTGGGTGATGACGCCGTACAGCGGCAGGACGGTAATGCTGCCCACGGACGCACCCGCGGCGGCTTGACGCCTGGCCTCGCGGGCTTGCCGGTCCCGCTCAATCCGCCCCCAGGTGGCGCCGTCAGCCGTCTGACCAGCCGACCAGCGGGTGAGGACACCGGCCAGGGCGCTCAAGCGTTCGGGCATCAGGGCCCAGGGGGTGGCCAGGCATTCGGCGAACAAGAGATGGTGGTTCATGGCTGCATTCCCAGCTTGATGAGTGAAAGACGCAGGCTGGATTCCTCCAGGTCCTGCTGTGTTTGGGCCCAGGCGACAACTTGAGGCTCAGGAATGGCCAAGGCCTCGGCGATCAGGGTGATGTCCTTGGGCTCGATGGCGCCGTTGCGGCTTAAGCGCCGTGCCCAGCGGTCGGCCGCGCCGGCAATCAGGGCACGCATCCGACCGGAGGGCTCAGGGCTGCCTGCTGGCTCGAGCGGTTCATCGGGTTCCAGATCTTCGGTGTCGCTTTCTTCTTCCTCGTCCTCCGCCGTGGTCTCGGCCACCATGTTCAGCGGCCGCAGCGGCTCATCGAGCCCCTCGATCGGATTGAGGTTCTCCGCCATGCGCGCTTCGTTGCGGGTGAGCCAGCCGTTTTGAATACCGCTTTGGTAGTACGCCGATCGGCTGGCCGCATCCCCGCGCATCAGGTTCGCGAAATCAAACTCGATCTCGAGGTCGTCCCCGTCGAGCATCAAGTCCGACTCGATGGAGGCCTCCCAGCGCTCGGCCCAAGGCGTCATGGTGTGCATGACGAACTCCAGGCTCTGCTGCTCGATGTTGGAAAACGTCGCCCGATCCAGGTCGGCGATCATGTGCGGCGGCACCCTGAAGAGACGGGCAATGTCCGTGATCTGGAACTTGCGCAGCTCCAAGAACTGCGCGTCCTTGTTCGTCACGCCCACTTCGTGGAACTTCATGCCGTTCTCGAGCACCAGCACCTTGCCGCGGTGGGCCCCGGACTGGGCGGCTTGGTAGGACTCGCGGAAGACCCGCTTGGCCTCGGCGTCCTTAAAACTCCCGGGGAACTCGATCCAGCCGCCCGTCGGCTTGGCGTCATTGGCAAAGAAGCGCGCGCCGTAGTCCTGAGCGGCCAGGGCCATGCCCAGGCTCTCCCGGGCGAGCTCAATCGGGCTCATGCCTGTGATGCCATCAGAAGACAGCCCTTTGAGGTGCCAGACCCGTCCTCGCGGCAGCACCGTCTCCTGTCCCACCCGGTCGATGACCCGATAGCGGTATTCGCCTGAGGGCAGGATCTCGATGCGGATGCGGTCCGGGTGGATCGGCACCAACTCGGTGATCTCCCCGCGCGGGTTGGTCACGATCTGGTTGTAGGCATTGCCCCGCAGCGCCAAGTGCCCCTGCAGCATCTCGCGCCACTCAAACGGGTTCTGGTAGCGGTTGGGCCGTCGGCACAGCAAGCTGTGCAGCCAGTGATCCGTCACCCGATCCTTGCCGCCATCGGCCCGGGGCCGGTACAGCACGAGCGGCAGCGAGGCCAGGGTCTCTGAGAGGATGCGCACGCAGGCGTACACGGCTGACAAGCGCAGCGCCGCATCGGGCGAGACGCGCAGGCCGGTCGATGAGCGCACCGACACCGGCTCGAACCAGAAGTCACCCCAAGGCGAGCGGTCCTCGGTCGAAGCACGAAAGCGATCAAAGAAGCTCAGCAGTCCCATGGCGTCTTCCGCTCAGACCAGCATGAGCTCATAGTCGCTGCCCAGCACCACCGCGTCACCGGGCTTGATCGCGCGCGACAGCGCCATGATCAGGGCCACGATGCCGTCGATCTTGTTCTCCGGGCGTTCCTTCCTCGGGTAGATGTTGTCCTTGGCGTCCAGGTGCGCGACCACGTTTGAGGCCATCCAGGTCAGAACTGGGTCGCCGTCATGGCTGAGCTTCTTCTGCAGCACGAGCGCCTCCAGCGTCTTCATCGGCTCGCTGAAATTCAGCACCGTGGGTCGCACCTCAATCATGGGCAGGCCCTGGCTGAGCATGCGCGTGGACAGTTGTGTGGCCTGAAACGGATCGAAAGCGACCGCCTGAATCTCAAAGCGCGAGGCAAGTTCCAGCAGGTCGGCCTCGATCCACTCAAAATCAATCACGTTGCCGGGCGTGGCGGTGATGCGCCCCGTGCGCATCCAGCCCTCGTACTGGCTGTTGCCCGAAGCACTGATCGTCTCCTCGGGCAGGTAGTACTTGCCGAACACCGCGTAGGCACCGGCCACATCCGGGTGGGCGAACACGATGAGCAGTGCCGCCACATCGGTCTTGCTCGCCAGGTCCAGGCCGATCCAGCAGGGCTGGCCGGCGAAGGCCTCGATCTCCAAGGTGCTGTCGCCGCAGGCCTCCCACGAGCGCATGTCCATCCAGGCGGTGTCGGCGTTGACCCACTCGTTGAGGTGCTTGGTCTTGAAGTTGTTGACCGCGCTGGGCAACTGCATGGCCTTGGCCTGCAGCGGCGCCAAGACCTCCGGGCGCACCGAGATGCCCCAGTTTGGATTGGCTTTGATCAGCGCGCTCTCGGTCGTCCAGTCGTCGCCGTCATCTAATCCATAGATGATTCCGAACTGGGTGTCGTCTTCAAACACCCCGTCCAGCAGCTTCGTCACAAAGGTCCGCACCTCGTAGCAGATGCCCGATCGGTTGCTGCCAGCGGTGGTGATCACCCACAGCAGGGAGTTGTCTCGTTTGCCGGTACCGGTCTCCACCACGTCGTAGACGGTGCGCGTCTTGTGCGCGTGCAGCTCGTCGATACAGCCGAAGTGGATGTTCAGACCGTCCAGAGTCGAGCCTTCGGCAGACAGGGCTTCGAACTTCGAGCCGGTGGAAAGCACATGCAGGTTGTGTGCACCGACCTCCACGCCAAAGCGCTGCCGAAACCCCGGGCTGCGCCGCGCCATGGTCTGGGCATCCCCGAACACGATGCGAGCCTGGTCGCGCGTGGTGGCCAGCGAATAGACCTCGGCACCCCCTTCGCGGTCAGCCGCCAACATGTACAGCGCTACGGCCGAGGACAGCGTGGACTTGGCGTTGCCCCGCGGCACCTCAATGTAGGAGCGCCGAAACCGGCGCTTGCCGTCCTCGCCCACCCAGCCGAACACGGTCGTCAGGATGAACGCCTGCCAAGGCTCCAGCGCAATAGGTTCACCGGCCAGTGGCCCCTTCACATGGGGCAGTCGCTCGATGAAGGCGCACAGGTTGTCCGCAGGGTTAAACGATCGGCCTTGCTTATCGGTCAGCTTCGGGTTGAAACGGTAAGGACTGGACTTACCCTTGAATCGAGCCAGATCATCTAGTTGGCGCTGACAGGCCCGCCGTACCCAGCGGCAAGCCAGGATTTCCCCAGCCACCACCTGCTCGGCGTATTGCCTTGCGATCTTGGCCGGTTGTGACTGGGA